ACCTGCCGTATTTGGTTGCATTTGCGGGGCTTGGATATCCATCTGCCCCATCTGTTCAGGATATAATCCTGCTTGTTCAATCGGACTTCCTAACCCACGATAAGGCTGGAATCCTGATGTATAAAATGGATCGTTTTGCATATTAATACATTGATGAAAGAAGTCCTAAACCACCGCCAACTGCAGCCCCTACTCCTGTTCCTATCCCCGGCACAACTGATCCAATCGAAGCGCCTGTGGCTGCTCCACCCATCATTGCACCTATTGGATTCGTTCTTTGCTGTGGTCCTGTTGATGTCGTCGTTGTCGTTGTTGGAACATTAGCTCCTAGCATCCCAGTATATGCCCCTAATCTTCTATAAGGATCGTTTTGTTGATTAATATATTGTTGATATTGGAACATATTCTGAGCGGTTTGAGCATCCATATTGCCTGCGCCCATATTATAAAGGCTGCCAATCGCATTTAATTGCTGTTGTGAACCCATTCCTGCAAGATTGCCCTGTGCCTGATATGCCTGGATCTGTTGTTGTGCTGCCCTTGCTGCATCATCCGCACTCATGCCTTGCTGTTGTAATTGCATCTGAAGCATATTCTGCGCTGACTGAGTATCAAATTTAGCGGCATCCATTGATAAACCTTCGCCCGTTCTTTGATCACCGGCTGCTGCAATGTTTTGCTGTATATTCATCTGATCAGCTTGCAATGCCTGCCCTGATGCTGTTGATGCATCCTGCAAAGATAATCCTTCGCCTGCACGAGTATCAGATGCGGCCGTTCTTGCTCTATCCATTAATAAACTTTGGACGCGCCCCTGCTCTGCATCCACGGAATCCATTGCTTGCCCAAATCCCTGGCTTCTTAGTCTCGCTGCGGCATCAATAGCCTGCTGATTCGCAGATTTATTCGTTTCCGCTTCAACCAACCCATGTCTAGAACCACCAAAAGCATTGGCTGCAACAGCTGAAGCTGAATCCATGCTCAATTGTTTTTGCCTTTGCTCTTCAATATCACGCATCGTCGCCTGAACAACCTGATCTTCATATGGGTCCATCCGGGCCTGAATGCGCTGATTGTAATCATCTGCTGTCATCGTATTAATATCCGGTCCTTGAAAGGCATTTTGTTGGATATTAGGCGATTGATAAGACGATGCTACTTGATTCGTCTGCATTGCATTCTGTGCTATTTCTGGAGCCTGGAATTGTCCTTTGCCATGAAGATCCACAGGCTTGAAATTAGGCCCGATATTTCCTGCAACCATACCAAGATTTGAAACAGCGTTATTAATATTTTTGTTTCCATGAATAGCCATTCCTTCTGCTAATGATCCAGCTGTGTTCATTTGTTGATTTGGACCTGCGGGCCCTGGACCCGTATAAGCTTGATAAGGAGTATTAGCTATATTAGAAGCTAGCCCAAACCCTTCTTCCATAAATTGAGAATATCTAGGATCTATTGACGTAGATGATGTTTGTTGTGTTGTCTGTTGGCTTTTATTACCCGGTAATAGCTGTCCCATTTAAATCACCTTTGTGAGAATTACGCTTTTGTTTTCAAAATGTGGAAGGGCTTTTTCCCAGCCTTTGCGTCCAAAAATCTGCATTTCAGAACATCCAAGTGCATAACCATATTGCGTCAACCTTTCTTCCATTCCTTTTATTTCTTCCAAATCACCACCTGCAAAAACGACGACTAGCACCCGTTTCATAGGATGATCGATGATTTCCGTAATTAATGCCGAATTTTCCGTGGACCATAATGCCATTTTTTGGTTTTGAACATTTGTCAAAACATCCCGCCATTGATAGATCCCAAATCTTTTGATGGCTGGTTCCAGGAAAGGGCGACATCTATTTAATTCAGTTAAAGTGTCGATGCTGATAATGCTCCTGCGTTGCTTACTTCAATTTTGTATTTCGTTCCGTTAGGTGATTCCAATATCAACCTTCCTAAACCTAATTCTAAATCTGCATTCGTAGAATGTTTTTCGCGGGCTAATCGTTCCATTGAGCTCCTAACAACATCCTGATCACGTGAATCATATTGCGGTGGTGCTTTTGGGAGTTTCATCGCCTTCCGCCCGGAACTAGATCAAGCCTGAAATCACCAACGCGCCAGCTATCCGTATCTACACCTTCAATCCGCATTTTAAATTCACGCCCGCCAAATCTTACGCTCGTTGGTTCTGCCAAGCTATATGGCCCATGAGTATTGGCGGAACTTGTGGGATAGGCTTTTGAGTAAAACCGCACTCTGGTATCACCTAGATTTTTTTCATCAGGTATCAATTTCTTGACATGAACATATCGTTCACCTGTTCCTATTTCTATCGGACCGCTTTCAACATAAGGCACGGCATTGGTTGATGCTCCTGCAATATCAGCGTATCCATAACCAACTTCATGTTCATAAATTTTTGATGTGTTATTTGAAGCATCATATTGAAGCATTAATGGATATATCGTGATGCCTGAATCCATGCCACAGGATCGATCCAGATTACCTACTGCCCAGGTATTTTCGCGTGAGTTCCATAACACATAACGATCAACATCGTTGGATGATGCTGATGGATAAAACCACCAGAATTCGCCATATGCTGACAAGGCCATGCCGAATATTTTTGCAGATTGCTGCGTATTGATATCGCTGAACACATAGTCATTAACATCTGAAGGCAAGGGCTTGACATAACCGTCGTAGATGAAGAAGTTTTCTGCACCCATCCATGCCGCTAGAGAATCGCCCACGCACCAGGCTTTTGGTCCAATAATTCCGCAATTCCTTCCAACTTCCTGAAAGCTGAAAACAAAAGGTGGCCCAATGTATGAAGCAAGATGGGCATCCGTAGAAGTTAGAATCAAACTGCCTTCCTTGACACGTAATCCGGTCATGATTTTGCCACCAGTTACGAGCTCAAAATCACCCGCTTGATTTGCAGATGTTGGTAGCCATGCCTGATAATCTTCCTGATCAGACCATTGGATTTTTCTTGGATTATTTCCTGCTCCTAATGCGAAAACGAATCTTTCAGCCGTAACCATTACGGCCTTATTTGATGTTGGAACCGTTCCGCTTGTGGCAGTTATTTCGGCTGCATCTGTAGATGTTGATACACCCCATTGAAGCAGGCGCCCATCACGATCAGAACAGGCAATTAATTTCTGCCCAAATAAATCAAGAGACCAAGTTGTGGCGTCAAGGATGCCCGTGCTTCCAGTCTGCGTTGATGCAGATCCGTACCCCCATGATCCATTATATTCGCCTGTGCCATAACCCACTAATTCGCTGCTAGTTCCATATCCTGCTTGCAGATTAGCTGGTGATATATCGTTTAAATTGCCACCTAAATCGGAATGATATAAATGGGTATGGGTGCCAACTACAATTTGAGTTGATCCTGCATTATCCTTCCAGACAGCAATAGCAGTTGGATGTCCTGAAAGTGTGCTTGAACCTAATTGGCGCCAACCCTGTATGGGCTGAAGGGCTCCGCCATACCATCGTATAAGATCACAATCATGCCATCTTCCACGGCTTTGCCTTTCCGTTCCACTTCTATAAATGCCTGGTGGCAGTTTTATTTCTGCTAATGCCATTCCGAAATTAAACCTTCTTTGTAAACGACTTTTCCTTCTTCACGCATTGCCGTTAAGACCTGTTTACGATTCGATCCATCATTTTTGTATGATATGTGATTCCAGCCATCACGCGGGTCACTACCTGGAAATTCAAGGATGAGCTGATCAAAATCCAAATTTTCAGATGCCCATTTTGCGAGCTCATAATTACTGATCGATGGCGCTTCAATATCTGCCGCCTGAGCCTTAACATGAGCCGACGAATCGGACGAGCCAATGGCACGGTTCAATTCTAGGCAGCGGAATCCAGAATTAATAACCACAGGCCCATGAGCATCACGGATCGGCTGGATACAGGAAGCAACTAAATAAACCAAATTTATTAATTCTTCCTGTCCTAATGTATTATCAATGCCTTTCCGTAATGCTGTTTGGCTGCGTGTAAATTCACGGATTGAAAAATTAGGCGATATTTTCAAGACAACAGATCCATCAAATTGTTTTTATCATGCCCTTTGTCATCGTTGATTGCTTTATCTAAAGCTTTTTTTGCATCATCATCCAAATTATCATCGATGGCCCGGAGAATATGTTCCTTGGCTGCTGACTGCATTTTGTCCGCGGCGATGCTTAACAATGTATTCGCTAACATGGAAAGAATCATGGTGTCTTTCTTTTGAAATAGGTTATAAAAATAATTAATTAGATTTAGCATTTACCTTTTCTTCCTTTTTTTCTTCATTGTTATCACTGGTATCAGATTTTGGATCTCCATACATAAAGGAGCCAATCTGACTGATTAAGACCGTGAGGGCTCCGATGACGGAAACCAACAAAGTGCTTGTTTTATCATCCATTTCAATAGGTTGATACATAAGCGAATAGATCGTAAACGCGTAGATACCTAAAATTAGGATTGCTAATAAAAACCTAAAATTAGCACGTCTTAAAACTATGCGTTCTGTAACAGTAAAATTTTTTTTATCAGATTTAGGAGGATCACTCCTAGTTATTTTTTCAATTGTTTCCGCCATTACTTTCTCTGCATTAATTCTTTGATTGCATTTGTATTAGCATCTAATGCTAATTTTATTTGAAGAATTGCATCACTAGATTTTTCAATCATATTCAATAGCCTTGCATCATGCTCTTCATCTTTTTTCCAAAATTCTTCGCGTTCTTTGCGTGCTTCAATTGATTGAAAACGTATAAACCAAAAACTGGCTATGATAACGCAGGCTGGTATGCCTAGATCCATAACCATTTGATAAATAGTATTTACTTCTGGCATAGCTTCCGCCTTTGGGTAGTTATAGTATTGATCCGCCGGGTTGGGATGGTGACCGCTCATGGCTTCGGATGTGCGTCTTTGATTGCTTTTCTTTTAATTACCTTTTTCATCTAACACCTTTAACAATAAGTTTTCCAACAGGGTGTGAAGCACCCGTAGCCCAATTCCCACTTGACCAATTAAAACGTAAACCAGTACAACTAACTAATGTTTCATGTGAAAAATGTACTTCCCTTACTGCCCATTTTGAAGACTGATTACTTATCTCTGTCCTAAATCCACATTGCATATGCCCTGAAGTGTTATCAACAGAGGAAAAAGGATTAAAAATAGTCCCTTTAATAAAAGCTCCTCTACTCATATCAGAATCGACATTGTGCATAGGAAACATCGATCCACCAGTGTTTTCACTAATAGTTACTACGTTTTGATCACCCGAAATGTAATGTATGTCATGGTTCACAAAGTGCAGATCAGCACTTGATGTATTGCCATCGGAAGTTAAAAAATGCATTTGTAGGTCAACACCTGTAGTTGTAGCAGGAGAACAAGCTCCTAAATAAAAATCATAAACACTATAACTAGCAGAAAAACAATTATTTAAATCTAGATTTGTTGTACTATTATTAGTAACTGAGGTGCTTTTAGTCGCTGAATCTGTTACTGCACTTCCTAGAGTAGCATTATTAATCGTAACCGCCCCATTACCATCGCCTGTTGCGATGTTGGTCCCTTCTAATTTAAGAACTCCTGGCATTATTCACCTTTTGGAAATTTAGTTTTCACGGCTGCGACTGCAATGGCATTATCTATTCTGGTTAAGGCTCTTTAGGCCAATCAACTTCGACCCATTTACCATCTTCAAATTTAGCAGAAGAATGATTAGGTAAATCTCTTAGTTTTTGCCTATATACTTTCCATTCTTCTTTTTTGTCATCTGTTAATGGACAATCTGGCAATTGAGTATAATCAGTAACTAATAATTTACTGTCTCGTTTATATTTCAAATCACTATCTTTTATAATCATTTTCAAGTATTCGATACATCTGAAATTGCACCTGAACCAATGTGAAAAACGGTTAAAGCCACAGGGTTAAAAGCGGAAGAAGCCCAATAAACAGTTCCAGCAGTAGAACTTCCTTCTACTGACCGAGCAACTACATAGCTACTTGCATCTGAACTAATTGTCACAAGTCTTGATATGGCAATAGGAACATTAACAGCAGGATTTGAATAAAAATCTACGCCACGGAAGGTCGAACCCCCTGCTGTTATACTACACCTGACATTTGATCCAACACCTGAAGTTACAACCATGCCTTGACCACCAATCGCAGTTATATACAGAAAATCTCCATTTAAAACACTAGGTATTGTTATTTGATTTGCTGTATCAACTACTTTAGTTGTAGAATTTGCAGTTAAATCTCCCGTAAAAGTTTTTGAATAAATTTTCTTGATATTTCCAGCAGGAAAAGTAACACCACTGTCCAAAGACAGGACACTCCCCGACTTACTTGCTAGTGTGCTGCCGCCTAATGTAAGTGTACTCATCGTATATCCAAAGTTCCACCCGTTTGTACATTCACCGTACCTCCGTTAATGTTTAGTTCGTGCAGTACAGTTAAACTTCCTGTCAGGTTAATTGTGCCTGCCGATGTTAATTCAATCGGGCCAACAATCATTGCCCGTTCATTTGCAGATACTCCGACTGTATCGGTGATTTGATGGGTATTATGAACCATCCCGTCTTTGAAAGATATTGTTGCCATTATTCAGGTTTGTGGGATTATTTAATCTATAATTTCTTGAAGAGTTAAAACATATTTGCCATCACCGGCATTATTAGGATTAACTATAACAGTATTTGTGTTATTACTTTTTACTCCTACATAAATTGTTTTAGTAGTAGATTGAGCTATATCGTAAATATGTTGACAACAAACTCTTTCAGCTATTCCACCATCTGTATCCCATAAAGTTGCAAATTGATCAATATCAGAACCACCACTTGATGTGCCGAATGTTATATAAAGTTCAGTACTAGAAGATGATGTGTATGCTCTCGCTGTAAAAGTAATTAAAACTTTTGAATTTTGTGATCCAGAAGTAATTGATTCACTAATTACATTTACGACTGTACCTTCGGCTGATTTTGCAGAATGGTCCGTATTCATACGGGTTTGCCGAATGAAACCTGAAGGATATACTGTTGTTCCACCAATCGTTCCGTTAAACGTCCCTGCACTAACAGTCCCTAAATTATTAGCACTGCCTGCCAGAGTAACATTCCCAGAAGTATCCAGGGTCAGCGCAGTAGTATTGTTCGTGTGTTTAATCGTATCGACTTTAAGTTCTGATGCCATGATTGTTTATGCTAATGCTGTAATTCCGATTATTGGAGTGGAAATGATATTATTAGAACCTTCCTGACCTCCTGCCCAATGATGTGTATAGTGAGCTCTTGCTTCATGACTACTATCATATTCTCTAACTTGTAATTTTAATTCTTTACCACTTGTCCAGGTAGCTTGTCTTCCAGAAGCATTGTCTGTGCTACCTCCAATGTGAAATGCCCAAACACGATGAACTCTAGTTTCTCCGTATGCACTATTTTGTATAGAGTGTGTAGTATAAGATTGAGTTACGTTTTCACCACCAATAACAAACTTATCATGCGAAATAAAAGTAGCGTCTGATCTAGCTAAATAATAATTAAATTCAAAAACTACTGTTTGCGTTCCAGTTGGAGGAGTGTAAGTTATAACTGACCCTGTTAAATCTGCCCAAGAACTTGTAAGAGCTTGTACTGCCGTTACATTTTGAACAGTATAAGTGCCACTTTGAACTGTTATGGAACTACCATTGCAAGGACTCATAAACTGCTCAATAACTGCCCCTTTCGGTTGAACAGCCGCAGTCAGTTTCCCACTACTATCAATAATTTCGTTTCCGTTGTATTTGAATACTGAAGGCATGGTTTATTCTGGTTCCTGGGACGCTAAAAAAGTTTGGTAGTTTGCTTTTACTTCGTCAGTCATCACCGCATTAAATTGGGCTAAAACTACTGGATCAGTTATTGCTGAAGTATCTGCGTCTGGTTGAAGAACATACCGATGAAAACTTGAAGAAATTTCCTGTGAATTTCCATCACCATCCGTTTCAATTATCTGGATGCGTTCACGCACCTGAATGCAGTAATGGTCTCCTGCATTTAGAGTTTCTGCTTTATCAACAATTGTTTTTTTGGTAAGTGTCATTTTAAAGTTCTGCTATATAATGAAGTGAAAAATAAATTTCTTTGCTTGCTGAAAAATCTTCAATACTAGAACCGCTGTAAAAAAAGAAATTTGTGCCATTGATTGCAGGTAGCACATTTAAAACTGTAGAAATCTCATTGTTAAAACCTCCTGCACCTGATCCTCTAGCACCTTCATGATTTGCAGTCGAAAAAGGTAATCCCCCAAAAGTCGTGCTTGTTGAAGAATCACTTCTAACTCTTATATAACCCGTGCAAAAAACGCTATTACCAATTCTGGTATAATAACCTGTATAATTATCTAATGAAGCAGTTCCACCACTTCCAGCAGTATTTGTAATAGTCCAGCTTCCTTGCTCGTATACATCAAGAACTTGACCAGAAGAAGTCGCACTATTTATTAATGCAGGGTTCCCAGTAGTAAAATCTATCCCTTTTCCTGCCGTGCCGATGACTACGTTTCCTGAATTAATTGTGACATTACCAGAAGAATCTTTTAAAACTACCTCCCTAAAAGCACTACTATCCCGTACCTTTAGTTTGTCTGCCGTGCTGTCATAATAGACTTCGCCTTCTACAGGAGAAGCAGGCTGCCCGGATGGAGTTAAAACAATGCTGCTCATACGATTTTCATGCTCCCGTCGATGGTTAGCGTCACGCCGCTGCTGACAGAAATAGGCCCGTGCATTACCGCTGACATCCCGCTGTCAATTGTTGTGTCCCTGGAAATTGATGTTGGGTGCATAAATGCTTTTAGATCCAGTTCACGCAGCCCCTGGTTTAGATGCGTAGCCCAGACATTTTCAGCGCCTCCAACAACAGGCACCCGGAATCCGTACTGCGGCGTGTCATAATAACTGTTCGCGGTGGTGTTTAGTTTGCCGCCCATTCCGCTGTGAGCTCCACAATAATAATAAAGGGTCGATGCGGTGCTGTTGGTAACGGAAAGCCTGACTTCAAAGCCCAGCGTGTAGCTGCCCATGTTTCCGATATTACTGCTGTAGGTGGCGTAATCAGTGCTGTTTCCTCCATAGTAATAAGTCACCCCTGTGGTGTATGCGCTGCCGCTATTATGCGTTCCATCGCTCGTTGTGGAAAAACGAATTGGATGCCCCTGGTTTGTTGTGCTGTTCTGATTAAAAACATAGGTGTATCCATGCTGCAACGTGAGCTCTGCCTGCTGCGTATTATCCACAAAATATTTGTTGCTACTGTCAACTGATGCGACTGTAAAATTAAATGTGTAGTCTGTCATGCTATTACGCTCACTGTTCCGCTCCAATTATATGGTGCTGTGTCAGATTCAATGGTTGCTCCTAACGAATTTTTGTATTTAAAAATATTTCCATCTGGGCCGCCGTGTCCTCCTGACCAATTAAAAACCATATTTTTCCCAGTAAGATATGACCCTCCATAACCATCTTGCCCATCAGTTGATCGGCATTTTATATACTGTGTTCCTGTTGCAGTCGCGCCGCCATAATTAGTGCCTGCGAATGTGCTGTACATAACATAGGCCCCAGGAACGCCGCTGTATCTTCCATTTGTATTAGAGCCACTTCTGTAATAGCCAGATGATGGTAATGGGTATAAACTATGGGATGTCCCATAATTTCCTTCATTATGGAATGGGGCTATATTTAAAGCTTCAGCAAAACGATTTTTTGTCACATTGTAGACGGCGATATCTGACGCTCCGACTGCGCTGTAGCTGTTATTTGTATGGAAATAACTTGGATACTGCGACCATGTAAAACCGCAAGCACCACCTGCACCACCTAACCCCTTGAAAATTTTTGCGTTAGTCCCCTGTGTGAAGTTCCAGGTGACATCATAATCTGCGGCAGATAGATCGAATATCGGGCCTCCCTTTGCTCCATCTGTTCCGTCTGTTGCTGATGTTGTACCTATTGTTCCTAAAGTTCCACCAGCACCAGCAGTCCCTTGTAAAAACCCGTTCACATTAATTGTGATTGTGCTGCCGGAAGGAATGGCACCAGAAACAAAATTTGATCTTGTTAATCCAATGCATCGATCCTTTGGGATGTCATATCGGGTGCCACTGTTACCGCTGCCTGACCATGCTGTTGCGACAGAATTATTATTGTTATAATCCGATGTTGTCATCCAACCACCATAAAAAGCATTAACTAAGCTTCCATCGTATTTCCAGGTCCAAACACCATTAGACCAATCATTGCTCGTGTGTGCTGTGTTGATTTCGTTTATTGTAATAGAAGCATTTACAGGAGTGCTTCCATCCCATCCCTGGTTCGTTAATTCTGTTGCAAGATTTATAGCTGTCTTAGAAGGTAAAGTGGTATGATCCGTTATATAGACTTCTGGATGTATGCCTGTCGCAACAGCCGTCATCGCCGCAGATGAATCAAAGGAAAGTGCTGTTGCCTGGAAAATAGAGCTCTTTCCAAGAAAGTCACTAACACATATGTTCCCGCTGGAAGGCACCCCAGATGCGGCGCCATAAAAACCAGTTAAGCAATTGCTACTAATGCTGTTGAATTCGGTCTTTATCTCTGAAAGACAAAGTGGATTTGAAGCACTAGCGGTTGACTGTAACGCCATTTGCAATGTCCTGGAATGCTTGAACTAACACAGAAAAAAGATAATTGTATTTAACGGAAAGTGTTTCGCCTTCTTCAATAGCTTCGGGCATCACTTGCTGAAGCTCCTGGGCAATCACGCCAATGCCCGGTTTACCAGTTTCTTTCCAATCGAATTTATGGATTTTTACATCCATAATCTTCAATAATGCTTCACCGGGCCCAAAGGAAGTAATATTTTCCTTCAGCTTTTCATCTGAAGTCGCACAAACGTCTGGTGCTTCGATGTTGTGAGATGCTGTCCATTTAGATGATCCAAATGAAAAGGTTCCGCCGCCCGATGATAAGCTTGGTGCTGACGATACGGTTACGGTTCCTGAAGAAATGGAAAGATTGCTTCCTATTTTTATACCACCTAGAACGCTGCTTGAAGCTGTTGGCAGGGTATAAACCGAATAGGCAGGCACGGCAAAAGTTCCATCACCACGAAGAAATTTTGTCGTATCCGCAACATTGTTTGATGTTGGTAAAGATGGAACTGCTCCTTTACCTGATGTTGATGCGGCTGGTAATTGTGCAGATGCTAATGTTCCAGAATTTACCTTCGATGCAGGAATGTTTGGGATATCGGCTGCGACTAATGCCCTAAATGAACCAGCGGCTGCCGACGACCCCGTGCCTGGGCCTGCAAAAACTTGATTCGCGCCTCCATTGCTATTGCTTGCTAATCCATCAACATAGCCTTTTGAAGTTGCATGAGCTGATGCCGTAGGAGTATTGACGGATACGGTTGCATTGCTTGTGGTTGCGTCCAAAGACCCATCAACATCTAGGGTGCCGCCAACTTTTAAGGTTTTGCCTGCTCCGACTTGCAGGCCAACGGATGTTCCGCTACCCGCTGATGTGAAGATTCCATCAAGATCCGTAAAATTAGAATTTAGTTTAGTGCCCCATGTTCCGACTGATGCGCCTGATTCTGGAAGCGTTAAACTCAGGTTAGTAGTTGATCCGTCTGCCATTATGCCGCCTGTCTAAGTGGTGCTTCATTCCAGGAAACACTGTCCGCTGTTTGTGCAACCCATGAAACGGTTTTTGGGTCTGATTCTGCTTCCCATTTCTTTCTGGCATTGGATGCAAATGCCGTAAGTGAAATGACATTTGATCCTATGGTCTGGGTGCCTGTTGTGATTTGAGTTATTGATGAAGTCGCTTCAATCGTTTTACTAATTGAAAGAATTGCCTTCGCATTCGATGAAACAGATGATGTTGCAGTTATTCCTGCTGTGATCTGCGTCGTTCCTGATACTGCACTCGATGACGTAGAAACTGATGCTGATATCGATGCAGAAACCGAAAACTCATGATTTGCGGCAGATGCAACGGATGCAGTCGCAGATATCGATGATGCTGCCTGCCTTGTCGCTAATGCGGCAGAAGTCGTAGATGCAGAAGATGATATTGATGCAGCCGCCAGGGCGAGAGGCTGCAAAGCTGATGTAACGCTGGAAGTTACATCGATAGTGGCTGCTATCGTAAGGCCGGGATTGTTCTTATATAGGCCATTACCATAGTTACCAACGCCGTATTTTGTAACGGCTACGGGCATATCAATCTAATGAAATAGTTAACTGTCCTGCATTGATTCTGATGACATCACCGGAATTAACTGTCTTGGAATCAGTCAATGCTGAATACGCCAGCATATTTCCAGATGTTGAAGCATCCCAAACGCCGATATGCGTAATCGTGCCCCAGTTTGATGTCGCTGTGTTCCATTCAACGGCTGCTGAAGTTGTAGCCTGGTTATTCGTTACTGAAAATGCAGCGGTTTGCCTTCCATATCCTGAATTGCTTGTAGATATTTCGCCGCCGCCTGATGCGTCTTCAGTTGGGTTTGCTGTATGCAACGATAAATAAATCGTGCTTGGAGCCGTGTAAGCATTTCCTGCAAACACATGATCCAGAATTTCTGTTTCTAGAAAGTTCGAAAAACTCATAATTAGCGCCCTGGTGTTGTGAAATTCATCGATAATGCATTGCCGCTTTTCGTTGCTGATTCATTCGATGCGGCGAGTTCTGCAACCTTTTGCAAATACAAATTTTCCCATACAGGCAATCGTTCATCTTCATGCAGATAAGGACTGGCCTGCCTCAATGTTCCATAAAGGTATAAATCTGGTGCATCTTCTAGGAGCCAGTTTGTCGTAGCAGATGCTAATGCAGGAATCTTTTGGTAATAAAGCATTTCGACGGTATAGGAAACATCTGGAGCTGGAAGAACCTCAATATAATCATTAATGATAGTGTAATATCTTGGTTCTGCCGCTGTCCTGTACGAACTACCTAATTCATCGATTCCTTGGGAGGTTTTGTATTCCAGGCTGATAATCGGATCTGTCTGCAAAGATATTGCTTTCATTTCCAGAAAATCAGCTGGAAGACTGCTATATTGCGAATCAACAGTTGCATTGACGCGCACCAGCATTTTTCTGTTTCTGATCATGCGCTGAAATCCTGCTTCGGCCATCGTAACGAAATCAGGCACGACAGAAGTTAAATCCGTCCTATCTAGCCAATTTGATACGCTGTCAGTTAGTGCCGAATAAGAATTTAGCGCCATTGATCATTTCTTTTTTTTTGTTTCGGAATTCTGGCCGGCGAGCATTTCTTCACACATGATTTGCATGATCTTATAAGGAGCCATAGCAGCATAATGCTTTGATGCCTTCCCTATGAGTGTGCGATCGAAAGCTTCACCAGTCTTGATGAATCCTTTAACAGCTTCGCGTATTACTTCATCCATTGGTTATTTTAAAAACTGGATTATCATCAACCCATTTCCGCCATCGCTTTTTGTCATGAAACCATCCTTCACGCATTGCTGACATGACAACGGTTTCAGGAACATTTGCATAAGGCCGAAATGCGCTCTTTCTATTTGGTATGAAGGAATCACGTTCAATTTTCGTTGATTCAATCAACGGCTGAACATCTTCCGTTTCTACCAAATGAATTTTTTGATCTGGATCGGCGACGATCCTTTTAAGAACGCCGCCGGTTTGATCATAAATGGTTGTTACAGACATTAACTCGTGGAGCGGTCAAATATTGCAGCGCTAGCTTTTTCGTTGCTTGACTGCAGTCCAAATTCGACAATCAGCTGTTCACGGTCCGCGTCTCCGACTTTCGAAATTTCCTGTCTAGTGAAAGGCCGCAGGAAGGCGACTTTCCAATATTCGAAATCAAGAAGGAAGACGGTACGATCACGCTGTTTCCTGTTCATCATCACTCGTAAATCACCGAAATCAGATGCAAACAAAGTGATGTTTGAGGAAACCGTGTTGACATCAACCATCTGCCTGGTATTGGAGCGACCGGTAAATCCAGAAATTGTCCTCTTCTGGAACGGTCCTACCATCAAGACATCGGGTTGTGCTCCAGCAGTCCATGCAGTCTGCATCGCTGCTTCAACAGTGTCTTCAGTCAATGCCGCCTGGGTCCCATCAGTCATCGCAGCGGTTTCGCCAGTTGCTTGCGCTCCACCGGTTCCACGTGTGTCATTGGTTACAATCCAATGCTCCAATGCACGTGTTTGGCGTGCGGTTCCTGAAGATCCTGCAATCTTTGGATTAGCAGAAACTAATGCCTTTTCGACATCATTTTTTAGGATTCTAGCAGCCAACATAAGTTGATGGGCGAGCTCAGAAGTCTTGCCATATTGGGATACAGCAAGTTGAGTTCCTGACACGACCGCGTTCCGTAAACTGATCTGGGTCACATTCGTTACCCTGGCGCTGTCAACCATCGTGTCTGCCGCGAAGGCTACTGCTTCTTCGTGCTTATTCGTCGATACTGGATCGGGAAGTGACTCAGTCTGCCATTCGAAGGTGGTATTCTGGACATTTACTCGTCCAGCGTTATTCATAAAAGGCGTGTCTGTAGGACTGATATCGTAAATGATGTCCTCGACGTTTTCCTTTATGCTTGCGGCGTTATCATAGGTTTGCCGCGATCCTGATACAATTGCCATACTAGCCTCGTCTTATGAGAAGTTGTTCAAATGCCGCCTGTGCATCAGCTGGTCTTCCAGATTTAGACAGGCGTTGCTTTGCTTTTGTCAATGCTGTTCGTGATTTCTGGCCCATGGGCTTTCCTGTCCGCGGATTGGTTTTGACAGGTGCAGGCTTTATGTTTGATTTGCGTGTCTGAAGTTCATCCCACATTGCAGCCTTATGCAGAACCATGACGGCTCGATGGTCTGTAATCTGTGATAATTCTTCATCTGAAAAACCTACGATTTTTCCAGCATTTTTCATGCGTTGCTTTGCATTGGAAAAAACATTGGGATCAGTCCATTTAGGATTCAATTCCATAAGTTTTTCGTTTTCACGCTTTAGGCTTTCTTCAGCTTCAAGCATCTTCTGCTCTTGCAGATTTTTTTGCATCTGCTCCTGCTGAAACCTTAAATCATTTTGATATGCCTGCTTTTCACGAAACTCATCACGTTCAATCATGTATTGAATTGGATTATCGCTTTTCAAGGCTGCCCAGTATTCATCACCTGGATCTTGAAGTTGCTGCACCATTTCATTCTGGTTTTGCTGATAATCAGATAATTGTTTTTCAAGCATTTCGACCTTATTAAGTCGTTCTGCTAATATCCTTTTTGCTTCAGCAATTTCCTGCGTTTTGCGCGTATAATCTGACTGACGTGAATATGAATTTTTCAGTTCATCCAGGGTGACGTCGATATCTTCGCCATTAGCTCGGACACGATGTGTCTGTTCCTGTTGAAATTCCAATTCTTCAACAGCATCAACTTCAACTTCTTCAGCTTGGTCTTTTTCGACTTCTTCAGGAATTTCTTCGTTTGATTCTGCTTCTAATTCCGCACTTTCTTCTGGTTCAACTTCGGCTGGAGCAGGTTCTTCCTGTTCCATAGGTTGATCCATTGCTGCAAAAGCTTTTTCTGCCGCTTCATAGCTGCCCATACGGGTCTGATCAGCGCTTGTTTCTTCTGCCATTCTTCATTTGTTTGAAGTTGTCATGCCCAAGTTTTTGACCCTGGGCAATTTGGTTAAGATGAACACGGATTTGACTAACGACATAAATCGCCTGAAGCATTAACTGCATTTGATCCTTATCGTTTAAATCAGTATTCCGTAATTCATTGACATACTGCTCATCAATCGATTTCATGATCTGTTCAAACACAGGATCATTTATAATTTCTTGAGCTCTTTGAAGATCGTCGATGTCTTTCATGGATTTTTGGTTTAATTTTGCGGATTGGTAAGATCACTTCTTACCTTTTTTTCCTTTTTTGTAATGTCCTGGCATAGCTCACCATTGATAAAATTTTTGATTATTAAAATTAGAAACAGCTAAGGAGGTAACGCCAAACAGAATTATTCCGAAATCAACCCGTTTCTTTCACGTTGGGCTGCGGCGCCTGCTAATGGAATGGCAAGATAGGGAAGACCTTCACGTGCAGTCTTCTTTAATTTTTCGGATAACTTGATATTAGGAAAGTTTTCAACAATGCGGGTTTCGCGGTTGAATTCATCCATCGATGGAAATTCAATTTTCCCCAGTTCAACCTTATTGCCTTCGCCAAACTGGTTTTCCAATTTCTGAAGATAGGAAGTGAATTTTTTATCATAAATGAAATCAGCTTTATCATAATCCAGACCGTCCCATCGTTTCGTTTGCCCTTGTGCGCCGACGAACATGATTCTGTCTGCATCATTTTCCGTCGCAACCTGAACAAGTCTTTTGGCTGCAAGGTTGATCCATTCAGGATTGTTAGGGTCAGAAACGAAGGGTCCTTTTGGAGTTGTGCCTTGACGTGCAAATGCCTTCGCCGCCTTTTGAGCTCCTTTTGACATCTGCCCAGGATCTACGGCCTTGATCGGTTCAACGAATTTTTTGCGGACTTCAGGAATTTTTTGCGATTGGTAACCAGCGGCATTCCGAATGATATATTCAGGACCATATTTATAATTTCTTTGCTGTAAATCATTCAAAATTTGCAACAAAGGAACTTCAATTTCTTCACTTGGTAAATCGGTTGTCATGTTGGATCGGACGATTGGAACTAATTCTTCCAATAATTGGCGTCTCCTTATCGACCCTGCATCCATAAGTTCGCTGAAATTAAACGTTATAGATCCGCCTCCTGGTGTGGGTTCGCCACTGCCTATCGCTTCAAAATCTGGAAATGTGCCGCCTAAACCAGTTGTCATTGAACCTGAAGGGCGGATGCCTAAAACTTCAAGAGCTCGCAGATGCATATTTGTTAATTCATCATCTGCTTTCATATTCTTAATTACATCCTGGGTGGCTGTTCTTCCTTGATGCTCCCATCCTAAAATTCTATTCGGGCTTCCTGCACCATCAAAACCTATGACAGCAGGTGATTCTGAAAAATTAACAAGTTGGTTTGTTTCCACTAAAGGCGAACGATCCGCTAATTCTATAATTTTGGAATATGCACCTTGCCCGAATATTTGATCAATTTCTTCAGGATTAGATTCGTGCATATCAACAATATCAGCGGCTAATGTTTCGTAGAGTGTATTTACCTGTGCATCATCTTCTGCACCCATATCAATGGCTTGAGCTATTGCATCATCTTCATTTTGCCATGACATCGTATCAGTCTGACCACCTGGAAATCGGATTGTATATTCACCATTGTCTTTTTGAATTATCGTATAATCTTCAGGAAGGTATTCATAAAACCTGCTTATGGGCTGCAATGGCTCCTGTGAAGCTGGCGCGTCAAATGCTGAATTGTATTTTCTAACAGCTTCCTGGACATTAGAAATCATCATTTCGGTATCTTCGCCTTCACCAAATTGATCAAAAAGTAACTCTAATTCACCATTACGAATTGATGATTCTGTAAATTCTACTTCTTCCTGCCCTGGGCCGAAGATTCTAAATGTGCCTTCAAAATCAACGACAGGTTCAATGCCATACATTTCAAATGTATCCGCGACGCCAGCTTTTTGAACCTGATAATTGGTTTGCAGACGCTGGATTGCATTTCTTATATCATTTTCTGCACTCGCTAATTGGGCTGGGTTATATTCGAACGGTTCTAAGTATGAGTTGATTTGATCATGATCATTTGCTTCGTCATACAATAAAAACCTTTGATTATTTTCCGCATCAAACGCGGAAAAAATGAGCCTTCCCGTTTGTGGATCAACATCCATTTCAATATTATAAATATCATCTAAAGCATTAGTGATGGCACGATTTTCATCAGCAAATTCTCCAAAAAAAGAAACATTGCTGGCTTGTGTTTCCATCTGGTCCGCGGTTTGAAACTCGCCTTCCATATCCATTTCGCGCTCAAATCTGTCTAATTCTTCACGCGTCGCATAATATCCTGTTGAACCATCCGGGCCTTTCATTTGTCCACCGGCAGGAACGAAAACGAGGCCTTCATCTTCAAGGATCTGCTTGAATTCAGCCGTTTCATCTGGATAAAGCCTAAAGCCCTTTGTAACTCCTGCCTTATTCCAGTCTGACTGAATTTCTTCCACGAGCATCGCGCGTTCACCATTCGGCAAGGTTCTGAAACTGTATCGCTGATGCGTAAGGATATTTTTTTCAGGATAATGCGATCCCGGTCCTTGGAAATTAGGATCGTATTCAACTCGTTCATCCTTGCCTGTCACAAAGCTTAATTTACCCTTTTCAGGCATATACAAGATCATGTCACGATAAGTTTCATCAGGAATTTGGTCTTCACCTATTTCTGTTTTTCCGCGATATCGGAATTGCCCTGGTTTTTCTGCCCAATGTGGAGTTTTGTATGATTCTGCAATTTCTTTAACCTGCTTATTGACGTATGGGCCTGTATAATCCGCGACTAAATCAACAACATCCGCGCCCGTATAAGGCCCCATTTCAGGGCCCATTTTTGGTAATGGATTGGTTTTTGCGAGCTCATCTATATCTTGAGCGAATTCCTTCATATCACTAGGGCTGTGATCATAGCCAATATCATTGTCGCCAACCCTAAAGACGACACCCGCCCCGCTTTTCGTCGTCATCATGTATGGGTCAACATCGATTTCAACATTGTCACGCATCCAATCAGCAAGTTCTTCAGGCAACGTTTCATAATAAGCGCCCATTTTTGCTTCAGATGCTATCTGTTCGCCTAATTCGTCAGGAAACGCCACATTCGGTAAATATTTCTGTCGCTCAATGATTTCCAGCCGATTTTGGCGCATGAAGCCTTCAAGGTCTTCAATGCCAATCTTTTCATTTTGTGGTAATGCATTCAGATAATCATCGACACCGATGAATGGCATTTCACGGCCCTTGATTTTGGAAAGAACATTCTTCCATGCTCCCGGTGTGCGTGGTGATTTGTCAGGAAGATCCGCGAGTCCTTTTTCCAAAGGCGAATATAAAAGGTTTCCAGGAGAATCGCCCGGATTGCCTGCCACCCGTCTTGTGATGCCTGCCGCTCCCGGTGTTCCATCAAGAAACCCAAAAGCCAATCGATTCATCGTTTCTTCAGGCGTATTCGTGGAAGGTCTAAGGACTCCGACATCTTCCAGTTTTTCTTCAATGAATGCAGAGCCCAGAAAAGGCTTTTGCATGGATTTTCGGAATGTTGGAATTCCTAGAAGATTAGATGCCGATTTAGGAAGGAGGCTTTCTGCACCCTGCGCCAGATAATCCAGCCCAAGAGCAGCAACATCGACCACGCCGCCAGGAATATCAGCAAGAATTCCACGCAGCGCACCCTGCTGTCTTTTATAATAGGGATCGTTTCGTAATTCAGGTTCGCGATCTTCGTCTATTAGGCCGGAAAGCTGACTCATTTTTCAAGCAAACCCTGGTTCTTTACGAGTGTTTTCTGTTGTTCAATAATTCCGCGTATTGCCTGGACATCGGTCGCTGTCTGATATTTGGCCTGCATATCGGCCATCTTCAGATTCGCATCCAATTCCATTTCGGATTGTTTCAAGACTGCATCAGTCTGATGTTTATCACGCTGAATGGTAAGTTTTGCTTCTTCGACTGCCATCTGCGCCCTGATCTGTTCCATCTGAACCTGGGCCAGCAATTCTTCAGGTGATGGCTTTTCAGGTGGAGGTTCAGGCGGCGGAACAGTTGCGGGATCCGTAAAGAATTGGGTGCTGTCTCTAAATCCTGCATATTCCGAAATCTTGACGAGCGTATTGTAATACTGTCGAAGATTGACAAGTGGATTCTGCATTCCTGCAATCTGAAGGATCTGTTCCTGCGATTGCTTGATCTGCATCAATGCAGCCAGTTTTGCTTCTTCATCATTCTGCCCAAGACCCACATTGACAGCGACATCCATGCCTTTATCCCAGGTTCGCGGGTCCATTGGTAAAAACTGATTTCTCAGTCTGATAATTCGTTCTTTTGGCTGATGTTCGCAAACCAGCTTTAGGATGTGAGAAAACATGGGTTTCATCAGCTGTTCGCTGAAAATTCTTGCAATCAACTCACATTTCAAGGCTGCCGCTGATATAGTCGCCTGGACGCCGGCACGTGTTGAACTTTGCAGGCTTTCCGGGTCCAAACCTTGCGCTGATTTGGAAATGCCGGTTCTGGTATCCTTCAGCCCGTCATAATATTCCAATACGGGGAACGCAGCCTGTCCCACGAAGGGAACCTGCAACGGTTGGATGGCATTGGGCTGCCGCATTCTTATAAGGCTCCCGACTGCATCACTATCCATTAGGTCTTCCACATTCACGGCGTTTTCTAGGAATGCCATTCGCGGATGGACGCTTAATGCAAGGGAGTCCAACAAGGATCGCTGGATGCTGGATTTTACTTCTTGTATGTCCTTGACAAGATCATGGAATCCTAATCCTGTCCAGTCATGCGGCTCAGGATCACAGGTTGCGCTGAAGATTGGACAACGGGCAACAGGTTCATTCAATAATACTTTTTCGTGCTGGGCCCCCACCATCAGGATGTGACGCAATTCAGCGATGCCGTCCCCATCGTAATCGATGCGAACCCAGCATTCCGTTACATGAACCTTCCTTTGGCTTTGATGTGCGTGGACTTCTTCGCTGTCCACCATTTCAGGCTTTCGTACCGTGTATTCTTCATTGAATTGCAGGGCATCATCATTTCCGCCCAACATGTCTTCAAATTCTTCCAGATCATAACCTAATGCGATGAGCTCGCTTGACGTCATCATCCTTCGATGACCCACCAGATTCGCGCTGTATAGATCCGTGGCGCTCCTAGAAAGAAAGACCTCTTCTGGCGGCAAGCATTCAATGCGTATGCGACCCTTGTCCGTCCTGCGTTGAATGACAGCATCATGCATTGCAGGCATCATCATGCCGTTGTCTTCTTCCTGGCGCGTTTCCAATGAAACCAGGCTCAGCTCAGGATCACCGAGCATCACCCCTAGTTCATTATCATCCAGGTTTTCATACGTGTAAGTTTCAACTTCTATTTCATCCGACCAATATGCCTTCATGAATCCATCACGGCGTATCAGCATATCCTTCAGGCATGAGTGCAGGAGCATGAATCCATTATTATCCTGCGAAAAGATGTAACGGACATAATCTGTAGCCTGATCCGCATACATAACGTCTTCCGGTCCTTTCGGAACGAATTCAACGACGCGCTCGGATGAATGGAATATTTTCAATAAGGAAGGAAGAACGGCCTGCACAGCATCGCGCAGATCCATTGAAACATACTGTGAACGGCCTTCAACTTCATTTCCTAGTTTCTGGCCTTGATAAAATTTCGTTGCTTCGGATCTTTCAGGCGAAACGAAGTCTTCTATGTAGTCAATAGCATCTTCAACCTGCGCTTTAACGAACGCATGAAACTCATCATCATCCATGCTTTCGCTTTCAGGGCCGGCCGAAAGCTGATCAATATCTTCTAAGAATTCCATATTTTGATATTAATTTTACTCAGTATGAGGCTCAAACTGATTTTTTCCAAAAAAAACGCACTTATCATTTGACTTGTGTCAATTTCTGACGCATGATCCATTTTATCAGTCTGATAATCATGCTGATGCTTTAATAACCCTTAAATAAGGATTTGATATGAATAATTATGAAAAAGCCCTCAAAACCATCCTAGAAACCTTCCATGCTAAAAAGGTAAAGGAATTTCGTGGCCATGATGGTTACGGATACAATGCAGACATCTATCTAGGCAAAAACAAGATTGCAGAAGTGGATGAAGATGGATGGGGTGGTGGATTAAGGATTGATTATGTTTCAGATGAAATGAAGCAGAAATCAGATGAAATCATCAATAATCTTCCAAAATGCAAATGGTCAGAATGTGATCAAATCCATGTGGATGATGCAGATGATTCCGAATTTAAATGGGATGCACAATTAGCCTTTGATCATGTTGCAACCAATGTTTTACGGATGCGTGATTTCAAAAAGCAGATGAAGAAAATTACATTTATTAAAGATGAACAAATCTTGGCATATAAAACCAAATCTTCCGAATTAGATGAAATCTTCAGATTCCAAGATGTTGGATATATGACTTTAAGAGCTCATTTGGAATTGAAGCAAAAAAAGGAAGGAATCAAGGTTCTGAACTTTCTTCCAGAAAATGAAGCATTTGATCTTTATAGAAAACATTCATGAAAGGAATCATATGAATATGCATGATATGGTCTGGAAAATTGCAAATCAGACTTCAAAAAACATGAGTTCTATCAATTATGACGCAAAATACATCAAAGATTGCTTGGAATGGATCAAAGATGATATTCCGATCAATGATGATGAAAAAATTGCACGGTATTTCGAAGTTATGATGGAAAAACTGGATGACATGATGTTGAAATCAGATATTTATAAGGAAATATCATGACTCCAGAAGACTTCTATTTATGTCGTGAAGGAATGGAAATGACTCAAAAGGAACTTGCAAAGACCTTGGAAATTTCCACTTCATCTGTAAGGAATTATGAAAATGGAAGAACTAAGATTCCATTATCCATTGAATACATCATGAATAAACGTGATGCCATTTATGATTTCATTCAATACAAAGGAACAAGATGATTACAAAAGAAATCAGTTATGCTTTTTATTGTGAAAATGGTGATTGTGGAGAATCAGAATCCTATTTTCTAGGATCTGGTGGTCCAAAGAAAGATGCAATCCAGATGGCAAAAAAAGATGGATGGAAGATTAGTCATCAAACAGGATTCAAAAGTGGGATTCCTATACCACGGACTGTTCTTTGTCCTAAATGTAGATAGAAAGGAAACAATATGAATAAAGATTTTCCTGTCATTACGAATGAATTTGAAGCAAATGTCGTTCAGGTTGCAATGGATCACATGATTGAACATCTGACTGATGTTCTTGAAGATGAAGAACCTGACACTCCTGAATATAAGGATGTTGAAGAAAGATTGCATTGGTCTAAATGCATCAAAAACAGACTTGAAGGAATGCTTTTATGACTGAAGAAACCTTAAAATGCAGGCATTGTGAACAGGAATTTGCAAAGGATGCAAAACCTCCGAATGCAGTTTATTGCCATCCATGCATCAATGGCGTAAGTCCAGATTATGAATGGAAGAATTATATACGTGAAAGGTATGCTTTAGGCAAAAGAATGCATCCTGCAATCAATTAAAGTGCAACCCTCCTTTTAAGTGGTTGGTTCCATGGTGCTATGGAGCCACCACTTCCATGATCCATCATCGTAAGAACAAAAGAATCTGCTAAATCAGGGCTTTTTAGGCCTCGTTGCTTGATTTCTTCTTTTGCTTCTATTTTTAATTTTCCACGCGAATTATAAGTATATTTAGGCACGGATAGCTCGGAAATCAGTTTTCTATCATCTGGAATTCTGCAATCACGCTGTTCAAACCATGATTTTGCCTTATCCCACAGTTCTGCTCTCATATTCGCGTATTTATCAGAAGATGGAGTTTCTGAAACATTGATACCCCTTACGGGCAAGCCTAATTCCTGCATTCTGTCCACAACTCCGGCACCCAGGCCAATGCTGTCCACGAAAATCTGATCTGGTTTGTCAGTTTCATGCGTTTCTTCGTATTCATTGACGACATTTCCTGTCAATTCCATCAGATCGATGCGATTCCAGATTTTGATCTTTTCCAAAACATGATTTTTCTTCCGTTTGCACAAAGCTGATGAATCCTGTCCATATCTGGCGACATCCAGGCCCCAAACGATCCCGGCATCAGGATTTACTTCAACATCCCTTTCCACGGCTGCGGCGACGAGTTCCGTAGAAATCAGAACATCGTCTTCCGTCATTGGAAATTCCGCTAAAACACGGGTACGGTAAACATTGCTGTCTTCGCCGTACATTGCAGCCATTTCTTCAGGATAAGTTTTCGCTACCCTGGAAGAATCAAAGCAGGAAATTTTAAAATTCGTCCAATCGCCTGACAATCGATGAAATGTTTCGTAAAAATATCCTGTTGGGCGAGTTGGATTTCCTAAAAGCACGGTGCAGGCGTGTTCTGAAGTCATACTGGAGCCTGCTGCTTCATAAACTGGTTCCGCTACGGCTGCTGCTTCGTCCACTACGAGCAGAACATTTTCGGAATGGATGCCCTGTAAGGCGTCTGGGGTTTCTGCGCGTGCCGTTTTCGCGACGATAAAGCTTTCATGAGGCGATGCTTTAAGAACCACCCTTTCAGAAGTGTAATCCAGCCAGTTCCTTATCACAGGAGGAAGGCGTTCTATCCAAATTTTCAGTTCTGAAAACAACGAATCGAATAACTGGGTGCTCGTACAGGCAGTACAAACCGACTTCTGTGGAATCCGGGTCAAAATATGGAACAAAAGCAACCAGCTTGCACAAGCTGTTTTACCCACACCGTGTCCACTACGTATTGAAATCTTGCGATCCCCCCTGGCGAACGCCTCCAAAATGAGCCGCTGCCAGGGTTCAGGCCGCACTTCAAGAACATTTTCCACGAAGGCGACCGGATCTTTATAATACCGCTCTAAAAATTGGGTGACTTCACTCAAAACGGCATATTGTCAGTAGGTTCTTCAGGCTGTGGATTGGATGCCTGGTATTCTCCAGCATCTTCCTGCTGTTTCTTAGGTGCCAAGAACACATAAAAATCAGGATCATTCGACCCTTCTTCCTTGTAACCATTCTTAAAGATCAACATTTTGGAAAGCCCGACATTTCCAGACAAATACATATCGCCCTTTGCTGTCGTATTCCTCCATAATCCTGTCAATTTCACCTTATCATTCTGTTCACTCATATGATTTTTTCATCAAAAGGTTCTTCATCTACCATCGCGGAAATTAATCTGCGAACCTTCTCGTAATCTCCTTGAAACATCATTGTCATCCAGGAAATGATCATGCAAAGTTTTGCTTCCAAAAACTCAATTTGGAGCTCCTTTGGATCGCGAGTAGGATTTTCGTAAATCAGCTCTGTTAACGTGTCACGGTGCCGTTTCATCCACATTTCACAGATGGCATTCGACTCCATAATCAGTTCATCAAGCTGATCCTTTTTGTCTGACATTAGGCAGGTCCTTCAGTTCGCAGGAAACTCCATCGCTTTACACGTAATGAAAGGAGGGATGGCAGGGTCTTCCGAAATTGGAGCAAAATCGGCCTGCAAGACCCAGAGGAGAAGGGAATAAGGATGCCACCCACGTGCTTAACCTAACTGCCAGACTTAACCAACATCCGTAAATCATTAATCGTGCGGATTTCTGAACGGAATAAATTTGGTTTGTCAATCATTTCATATAACTTCTTGCAGGTCTGGGGGGCTAAATTCATCAAAGGCCCACCATTTCCATTGAACCATGTTTTTAACTTCTGCAACGTCGAACCATCGATCCCGGCACGATAAAAACTGTCCTGATCTAATCCTTCACGCTTCATCAACGTCTTGAATTCCACCCAAAAACTTTCATGGATTGGGTGACGGCGAGCGTTTCTACCATTGGGATTAGGGTGGGTGTTAGGATGCGGCTCCGGCTCCGATGCAGACACGGCGGCCGGGGGGGCTTTTTCGCTGATTTTGAGTAATTCTTCTGCTGTTTCACTCATATAAATCCATTTATTAGAGTGTTAAGGGATATATGATCCCGTGCTTCATGCCCAGGATCGCAGTAATATCAAGGACTAAGGAACGGATCGTAATTAGCATCCTTAACTTTGCTAATATTACTGTTGCTTTGAGGTTCGGAGTCTGCCCCGCGCGTGAGCTCCTTCGGCTGCCCGTTCAGGCTCCTTTCCCTCATCTTCCTAATCATCGATTCCAGTTCACCCTTCATGTCCTTCATGGACGAATATTGCTTCTTGTCAGTCATATCGCATCGTCATTCAATGATTCATTCAATGATAGTAAACATTGCTTCGCAAACTCCTGGCTCATCCTATATTGCAATGCTTTAGGAGCATCACGCCATTCAATGAACGTCATGCTTTGGCGTAATTGATCGACGAAGCAATCACAAAGCTTGAATGCAGTTCGTTGATCATAATCAGGTCGTTCCATCGCCGCATAATGGCAGATCATCCAGATGGTTCTGATTTGTATTGTATCGTAATCACCTTGGTATTTACCTGCATACACAGTGAATGGTAACAGTAGAGCGATGATGTATTTCATGATGCTTCCCATCTAAATTTCAATTGTCCGTAAATTGGTTGCCAATCTCTGCCCGGTCTATTCAACCATCCATTTTCATTAGCTTTACTTTCCGCAACGACTTCCCATCCAGCGCCACGCAATGATGCACCACCTTCTTCCTGCAATGTATAGGTAATGATCTTTGTATAACCCATTGCCTTTGCAGCCCGCCATGCAGCGCCATAAAGAAAAGAACACGCGTTAGCAATAGGTTTCCAATCATTCACACAGCATCTTGTTACTTCCGCTGTGAATCCGTCATCCAGTCTTCTAGCTACAGGTCTTCCCACAATTACGACACCAATGAGTTCTTCACCATCCGATGCACCAATAGCAAACTTACCTCCTTGCGTTGGTTTATTATGCCTGTGGAAATTAAGCACAAATTCATTCGCTTCCTTTAAGCTGATTGGTACAAGATGCAGCCTGATGTTTCCTACCTACAATTGATTGAGAGAGCGGCAATCAAATGCCAGCAGTCAGACTGCATCCTGTTCCGTAAAGAATGTTGACGCTTGTGTGTCATATCGCATAAAGAGCGCAAGCAATTCAAATACATCTGCATTCGTCCTTACAAATCCTTTAGGAAGATATTCCTTGATCTTATCCGGGTTATCGATGAGCTCGCGGATGATGCTGTATTTCACGAATGCCATGTTGTCTCTTGGCAGTTCATAAGCCTGAAGGGATAACAATTGATCACCCTGTTTCATTTTCTTATTCCAAATCGGATGGGCTTCGTAATTATGCCTGCTCATCTGCACAGTCGTAGCAAATGGGTCCGCCTTCATAATAGGCATGATCGTATTCATCAATTTCCGCATCACAAAGCGTACAAAGCCATGGCCTGTCGTCATTTGGATCAGTCGTCAGATAATAATCTAGCGCTCTTGCCTGTTCTCTTGTGAAACTCATCCTTTGCTTCCTGCATGGAGTCAAATGTTCCGTAATTCGTCCAATCATTGCCTTGTCGTATATAAAGATCCGCACGCATTGATACCTGATAATTCACGCGTTTCCTTCGTCCCCTGTTATGGCAGACGATCTTTCCATCACCGCACAGACTGAAATAGGTTGAATGCTGATACCCACGTCGCCATGGATCTTTCTGTCGTAGTAGATAGCTCAATTTAAGGGTCCTTCTGGTATTGGCATTTCCTGAGTGCCATCAGGCGCGAACATGACAAGCACTTCGGTTTCATCTTCATTCAGTAATTGTGATGCTTCTGTTTCGTAATCCATGATCATCACCGTATCAATCAGCTTACCGTCACATTTGTCATTGATATGCCGGTCATGCCTTACCTGACGATCATCTGGTGAAATCCGATGGCAGACTTCACACAGAAGAGTTTTCTGTTTTATTGCGAGCGGCATTGATCCTTCTTAATTCTTCTAAATGTTCTGCCGTAAGATCACGCGTTTCCACGTGCATGATTTGATGTTCACTGTACTTTGCCGGGTTCTTAACCTTTGCCAACCACCGATAATGCTCCAATACAATCTTCGCCTTATTCGGATTGATGTCTGTTTCATCATCAGGAAGAAGTCTTGTTAGTAGATCCTGGCTTTTTTCTACTATTGCGTCGGCGCCTTCCTTTATTGCCTGCTGTGTCCTTACCTTCAGATCCTTGCTGTACAGTCGTTTCTTTAGTTCCTTGTATGGTATTGACAATGCTTTTGATACCGTCTGGACTGTTGCTCCTGTCGCCAGGCCGTCCAGGACGCTTTGAACGCCTTCTTCGGTATATAAGACCTCCTGAATTTCCTTTTGTTTTTGCACCTTTCTTGATCCCCGGCGCTGCCTTGTCAAAGTCTGGAATCCGTGATCCTTTGTAATCGATGCATCTGAAGATGTTGATGTCTGTTTTTCTGACGATGGTGACGCACCAAAAGACAAATTGATCTTCATATTCGATTGGCTCTGGCAGGTGCTTTTCAATAAGATCCTTGCCTTCTTTCGCTTGTTCTTCACTTCCGCAGTAGAAAATTCCTGAAATGTTGGCTTGAACGGTATCGCGGAAGAAATCTCTGAGTTCCTGCTTGAATTCTTCATTCACTTCTTACTTCAATTTCCAGATCCTTCAGGATCGTTCTTAAAAACCACATGGCATAAATACACACGCCAATCATTGATATGAAATATCCGATGACAACTAACTGAATGATCGTATCCATAACGACCTCCATACATTGATTTCTCACAATTCAGGCGAAATCAGTTTCGAATTGAATGACTTGCCTTCCTTCGTGACAAGGATGAAACGAAACCAGGGAAAACGGGTTGCAGCGACTTTCAACTTCACGTTCGCATCGTCACGCATCCATCCTTTCGTTTCGTGGAATTCCATGTGTTCTTCCGTGATCACAAAGAAATCCGGTGTATAAAAGGTTTTATTCGCGAGCCTTAACTTCATTCCTTCATACCTGAAATCCTGAATGACTCCTGTCCGTTTAAGGAACGCCAGATGTTGCCCATAGGCAGTTTCCAGTTTATTCGCCCCTTCGAAATCTCTGATAATTGGCTTCAAGTTCTTTAATCCGCATTAATGGGATACAAGCAACAGCAGGCACGATGGAATTACCGAGCGCTTTGAGCTTGTGGTTCCGTTCTTCTTCATTTACTGTCACTCTCGGGATACTAGGTTCTTCTTCCCAGAAACGCGCAAAAGCCAATCTAAGGGATAACCCATCAACCACGTCACCCAGGCCGGAGAAAGTTGGGCTTTCTTCCCGCTTTTCTTGTGTTCTTCGTTGATCGCGAAATCTACGTTTAAGCTGGCTCCGATTTTTGCTCCAGATGGTCTGGTTTCTCCGCGTTCCTTCCGATCCGCTGATGTCGGGTCCAATGGGAACTCCCCCAGCAATGCCGTTGGTGTCGCATAACTCCGGGCTACGGCCTGCGTCAATGGAAAATGCAGATTGATTCCTTGCTTCGCTTTCTCTTCGTGCCGTTTCTGCCATTTCTCCGGGGGTTCGATAGATGTATCGGCTGCGCAAGGTGTTGGCCAATTCCTTTCCATCTTCTGGACCGCATTCGGAAGGTTCTGCCCGTCGAATCCTAGACCCTTGTGATCCCTCGCCATGGGAGTCGGCCATCTGTCCTGTTCCTGAATCGCCACCCATCTGTCCAGAGTCATTTGCATTTTGCCCTGCCTTGTCATTTCCAATGAATGTTCGCCTTTTCCCGCTTGGGAGGCAGTCGGAGTCGGCACAGACGATCCAGATTCGTTTACGCAGATGAGGTGCTCCCAATTCTTGCGCGGATACAACTCGCCATTCCGCATCATACCCGATGAGGGAAAGCTCTCCAAAAACGGTTCTGGCCCAATTTCCTCCATCCCCGGTAACGAGGCCTGCGACGTTTTCCATGAGTAGGTATCTGGGTCGAATTTCGCTTGCCAATCGAATGATTTCGCTGAACAAAGAAGACCTCGATCCCGTGATGCCTGCACGCTTGCCGGCGGATGAGAGATCCTGACATGGAAACCCTCCCGTGATGATGTTGATGTTTCTGCATCCATCCCTGGCAAGTTGATCTGCTGTGAGTTTTGTAACATCGTCATAAATTGGAATGTCGCCTACATTCTGCTTAATGATTGGGTGAACCCATTTTTCAATATCGCAAGCGGCGACGGTTTTAAATTGAATTTCTTTTTCATAATTTCTGATGATCTGCATCGCCAAGGCAAAGCCTGCAATGCCGGTAAATAGATCAAGATGATTTAAGACAGTTTTTTGGATCATTTCCTTCCTTCCATTGTTCCATTAACCATTCCCTATCTGGATACTCCAAACCTTGATCACGGCAATGATGTTGAACAATAAAATTGAAGGTCCGAAAATCCTTATATTTTAAATGGTTTTTTGTGTTTTCTTTGTTTTCTTTGTTATTTGTTGTTAGTGCTTTGTTAGCTCTTTGTTGTCTGTATGTTGATGCTTTGTTACCCGTCTTAGGCAAATCTTGGTAATGTGAGTAATTGCAGACTGTTATGACACTAAAAGCCTTTGTTGCATTTACCTCAATCATGCCCACGGCCTGAAGGTTTTTTCTGGCAGTCCGAATGTTCTGAATCGTCAGCCCAGTCGTCTCCATATCCTTTTCCAGACTCGTCATAAATGAACCGCGACGGATCATCAAAGCTTCACCATTGACAGGGATTTCATTGTCCTTCCAATTCGCACGAAGACAGCAGTACATGAAGTAATGCCATACATGTGGTTTATTGAAGACCGGGTTCTGCAAAGCAGATCGATGCAGCACAATGAAACCTTCCATTATTGATAATGCCCATCCACAAGTTTCTTGCCTTTATTATGAGCCTGGCTTCTTTGCCTCAAGGAATGCACTTCGCCCTCTAATCCATAATAAATGGCATCAGCCCTTTCAGGCGTGACCATATACCAAGATCCATCTTCACGATATTGACGGATCTTTCCTTTATTAGATGCCCAATATCTTTGCCTTTTATAAGACCTTCTATTGTTGTGTTTCATCCGCCCAGAATCGTTCAGCTTCTTCATCCTAATGCTCGCAAGTTGGGCATTAAGACATCCACAGGAACGAATCCTTCCTTCCCTAACCAAACGCCTCTGAGCGATATGTTCTTTACCACACGTACATAGAAAGACATCAAAAGGAACATCCTGGCTTTTGCCTGTAGTTGGTGAAGTGTAATGCTTGAAATGGCTGAATCTGACAAACGATAAACGTTGATCAGTTGTGATAGATCCGTCGGATTTTCTGGCCATGTAACTTCACATACCAAAGTGTTTTATTTCCATCCATCCGAATGATGACGCGCGGCGGAAAATCATGAAGATGCTCCGCGGTCTTGCGAAGTTCTTCTTTATTAACGCCTTTCCACCAAATTTTTCTGCGTTCTATTCCTTTTAAATAACCAGAATAAAAACGCTTTAAATCAGCTTCTAATTGCTCAACATTACGATTGATCATCGCCATCTGAATAGGACCTTCATAAAGAAGAAAACGCATTTCTTCCACTTGATCCCATTTGCCTTTTTCGGATCTACCACCCATCAGTTTTCAATCTTTCCTAATGTTTCAGTAATTTGATCATCAACTTCATAATCAGCTTCAATAACATCAGCCATTTCATCTTCATAAACTGCTTTCTGAAGTGGTTCGAAATCATGATCCAGAAAATTACAGACCCTTCGTATGACAGTCTTTCTAGCCATAGCAGGGTAATCAGTATTCCAGGGCGATGATGGCCTTGAAGATCCGGGTGATTTCTTTTTGACTGATTGAATTTCTTCATCCGTCATATAAAGGAACTCACGTTCCTGATCCTTTTCCTTATAAACACAGTAGGTTCCCATGATCTTTCCGCCTTCACTTGCAGGCTTATGGATAAGATATGGTTCCAACCCATAGCCATAAGAAAATTCATCATTTTCATAAACGATTTGCGGAATGCTGATCTTAATTCCTGCTTGCCTTGCAAGACGCATCAGACCTTTGTATCCAACGATGAGCTGACAGTCCTGTTTGTAAGGAACCAGATATGCGAGTTTGGATATACCTAAAGGATATAAACCTAACTGGGCAGCCGTATTTGCAGCCTGAATGACTGTATCTGTTCTGCATTTAAGGATATCCGCATTCTTCGCTGCTTCCGTTCTTATGACATTGACGAGTTTGTCAACATCCACCGATCCTGCTTTCTGAAGTTCAGGAGTTATCATTTCCAAAGCAGTTTTTAAATTCTGCTTCGTACCAATTACTGCTGGTAATTTAGTAGCCATATTCCTTCAATTGATAATCAAGCCATCGAGGTGGTTTGATATGGTTCACCTTTGTTCCATAAGGACGTTTTTTGTCGTCCTTCAAATATGATTTCAGTTTGTCCACAGCCATCTGGACCCTTCGCCATCCTATTTCTATGGTTTCAGGAGTCGCATAATGAACATGAGTGGTCCAGGGTTCCTTTGTTTCAACAGCAATCCATAACCAGATACCCGGTGTAACTCCGCATTCTTCCAAACCTTTCATATAGAAAGCGGCCTGAAAGTCGTAACCCAAATCAAAAACTTTCTTTTGAAAAGCTTCTGGTGATGGATCAATATCTGTTTTTAGATCAATTCCGTTTGTTTTGCTGTCTTCCTTCCATGAAAAATCGAATTGGCATTTCCAAACACGATATTCAAATGGAAGTTCTTCATCCTTGGAATCCCATTGCAGGCATAGATTGTGTTCACTGTGATCCATGATGATTTGAGCCATTTCATAATTCATCAATGAGTCATACATGAATCTAAGATCAGACCAATCTGATGCCGGTATCAATTCCTTGCCTTTATTCCATGCACTTGAATTCAATTGCTTATAGGCTAAAACCCGCCATTCGTTTTCGTTCTGACTACCCTTGTATTTCCATCCATGTTCAATTAGAAAATCCACGTAATTGGATTTACCTTTGTTGGATGCTTTATTGATATCTGGAATGATGGCCACGGTTTTCTGGAATTTTTCAATTCCAACTTTAGCCATGGCATCAAACCAGGAACCACGTTGCAAAGAATTTGATTTCTTATAAACGGATGCGTGCTTTGGGCTTTTAAGGCAGGCTTTTAAATGAGTCTGTCTTTCACCCACTAAAGCGTTATATTCCGCATCCGAAAGATGAAGGACGCGTGGAAGTTCTAAACCTCCTAAAAATGAATCATTTGGACTCATGTATGTTTTCAGTAAAAGGTTCGATCCTTATCGCTTTTCCTTCCAGCCATTGGATTTCGTAATATTGCCCATCTGGCATTTGAAAAATTTGATTCTGATATTGCAGTTCATCAGAAAAGGCTGGATCTGCTCTAATATGCGTGGCTGCATTCGCATAGGTTGTTCCGCGCTTTGCCTGCAATTTCTTGATTTCCAGATCGTAATGCTGGAGCTCATGCAGGTATTCACGGAGTTTCGCCATGAAAACTTCATTCATCTTAATTACCTTCTGGACGCCTAGAGAGAGGAGGGTCCGATCCATAGAAGGCATCCATGCCTATGAATGGACCCAAGACTGCGTTCTACAGTCTTATGCCTTTGATGTCCTTCTTGACTTGATCGCGAAGGATCTTTTCTTGATCTGGTTGGCTTAAGTCAACTTCATCCATAAGTTGATCAATCTTTTGATTCGTCTTCTTCAATTCAGTTCGAACCAATTGGATTTCCTGAACCAACATTTGCAATTCAATGGAGCTCATTGAGTACATCCAAATCTTGTTTCCGATACAGTTTTGGGCCTCCTGGCCAAAGCTGACGAAACGGAAGATCCTTCCAAATCTTTTTGCATCGATTCCGAAATACTGGATAAGACAATCCTAAGTACATCGATGCTTCCGTTCCTGTCAGTTCGTTTTTTTCTTCCATTAATATGTCGCTCTGATAATATAGCGATATGTTGTCTGATTAATCATTCGGATTATCAGTCTGATTGTCAACCTTTTTTTATAAGGAAATCAATGGATTGTCTAAAAAAGAAAAGATTATCCCTTGCTCCATCAGGTGTAAATCCTGCGGGCACAAGGAGTAATTATGGAAATGGAAAATAATGCATTAGCTGATTATTTTTCTTTAAACCTTAATGGATTTGATAGATATGAACCGAATTTATGCAAAGCATTCAAAGAAAAGAAGTCATACTTTCAAGCATCCGCCTCCGTATGGCTTGAAAGATCAAACTGGTTCAATAAACCCAGAATAAAAAAATTATGGAAATAAAAAAGAATCGTACTGCTATGAATCTTTCACAGAAGGATCTTGCAGAAAAATTAGGAGTGCCCACAAACACAGTCTATAAGTGGGAAAAGGGGCTCCTTAATCCATCAAAGAAGAATCTGGAAAGATTGGAAGCAGTTTTTTCAGGACAGGAATTGGATATTCAGACTGATGTTCAGTCGCTTAAACAACGCATCAAAGATTTGGAAAGGATTATTGATGCTAAAGATGAATTGATTGATGTCTATAAAAAGGCATTGGAAA